ACCAGCCGAGTCAGAGTGTCTTGACTGATCTTATTGATTTAATTGGACGGCCTTACCGTCTTGGCGCTGATGGAACGGAAGAGGATGGCGCAATCGACTGCATCCATCTGGTTTACATAGCTTTGGACCGTCTGGGCATTGAAACCCCGCAATTCAAAGAGTCTTGGTACGGGCAGACGGTTAGGCAATTTGGGCGTGATCTGTTGCGGTGGGGCGATCGAGTTGACCGGCCTCAGTATGATGGAGATGTGCTATTGCTAAGCGAGGGCAATCCTGTCTTTGCGGTCTTTTGGAACAAAGGATGTCTCTACATAAATCTGCATCTGAACGCGGTGGCATGGTGCCCTATAGGCACAGAGTCATTCAGCCACTGCTTCCGTATGAAAAGCGTTTAATAGCTGCTTTAGGATGCAGTGAGGAAGAATATCGTCATTTTTCAGCAGAAGTACAACGTAGAAGCAAAAAAAGACCTGAAGCGTATGCACATATTCCTGATATTCAAAATGGCGCAGCACTTATTCCGATTATCGTCAGTCTTGTCGTTGGCGCTGTTTCGACAGCAGCGTCTTACCTGTTAGCTCCTAAACCAAAACAACCAGACCAACCAGCAGAGATCAGGCGTCGTCAACTTGGCAGCCAGTCTGGGCGCACTATTTTTTCGCCTAGCTTTGGTTTTGATTCAGCGCAAGAGCTTGCGGCTTATGGCAACGTTGTGCCCATCGTGTTTACTCGTAGAGAAGAAACTTACGAAACAGGCGGATTGCTAATTTCACCGCAGCTTGTCTGGTCTCGGATGAAGAGCTGGGGCGGTTATCAAATTGCAGAGATTGTTACTGTTGCGGGTCAAGGCAGTATGGCCAAGCCTGAGCTTGCAGGCATTTTTCTTGGAAACAATGCGCTTGATGGTATTTACGAGGCGTATTTTGATTTTTATTGGAACGGTGGCTTTGAAGTTTTAGGTGGCGGTAGTCGCTTGCGTAGATACAACCTGCGATATGGAGACCTTTCGATTGACGGCAACAACGACAATCCAGGGATAAGCGGAAGCGATCAAGCGTTTTATTGCCCAACCAGAGAAGGCTCAAATCAGCCTGGTTTTTGTGGAGCGTTTAGCCCAACATCTCAAACAAGATTTGGGGTTTACTCTGGGATTCCAAACGGCACGCCAATTCGTCCAGATTGGAAAGTAATCTCGATTTTAGACGCTGGCGAAGACGAACAAAGAGACGAAGCAGCATCAAAAACGAGAAAATACGTTGATGGCTACTTGGCTCTAACCCATCCTTATGGTGGCGGCATTACAGGCGGAGCAAGAAATTCTGGAATGCCTGGAACGGGGGTTAATTACTGCCGTCGAGTTGGCGTTATTGAGCATTATCCTGGAGGCACGGGTCCGAAAAACTTTGTCGAACATACTATTGAAGACAGTAGACAGTCAGAAGGCCAAACCCTTGAGAAGTGGGGAAATCTAACGAAAGAAGTTGAAGTCAACCCAGGCGACACGATTGTTATTTTGCTTGGCAAAGGAAAACAAGAAGGCGAGCCTTTCCCTGAAACCGGAGGACATGGTTTTCCTCCGGCTGATTTGAGCGATATAAGATCTGCTATCCAGGGAGAATCCACTAGATACGACCAACTTTTAAGTAACGGCTCAACCTGGATGATTGGTAGATCAACTTGGCAGGTCATTGAGCGTCCTAACGAAAGATATGACCCAGAAAGACATTCAGCTAATGGGTTCAGGATTACTCTTAAGTGCCTAGAAGGCTGGAGCCGCAATCAACGCAAGATCGGCATTGTGGATCGCGCAGCGATTGAAAATGAGAAATATTTGCCCTTTTCCGACATTGAAGAGTCATACTATCCAATTCTCAGGTATGAGATTGGCACGTTCCAGAATACTAGGGCTTGTGATGTGACTGAAATTGGCATTAAATCTCAGGTATGGGCAAGATTTAACAACATAACCAACTTCAATACGCTAAAGTCTCCGGGCATAATGGCTCAGTTGAACAACAAAGACGTTCAAGTCACTGAGGGAAAGTTGACCACTTATGCTCACAGAATGTCGCTGTTTGCTCTTGACGTTCGTTTAAGTGATTACGACGAAACGGCTACAAGCAACAAAGGCTGGACAAATTTAGGGCCGTATCTTTTCGCAGTGGTGGGAGATTCGCCTGTTGATATCTATTCGTTTATCCGGGTAACTCACCCTTCGCACAATCAGTTTGAATACAGGCTAAGACCTTTTAACAGTGCCATTCCGACACAGCAGAGTTCAGGAAATGACACGGTTTTTGTTCTTGACGGAGCAAAAACGCCGCAGAAGAGCTGGAGCTTTTCAACCTATCTTGGCAGTTTCACTCTTGCCGGTCGCGGATATTTTGCTCATCCAATTGATTACTTTACCCATCTAGAGATGGCTATCGTTCCTGAGCTAATAACAGATGATGATGGGAGAATTAATCTTGTTTACGGGGGATTTCAGCCAGACCCATCAAAGAAGAGTGTTAGCCTGGTAAGCATTACAGCAAACGAAACAGCAGGTATCTACACGGCTGGTCAAGCAATTCAGCCAAGGACTTTAAGTAATATTTTATCAATCGTTGCGGGTGAAGACCCCTACTTTGATAACATTGCAGTAGGCACGCAAAAAAATGTTAATTGGGAGTACACAAGAGACTCAGGACGTGAAGTTTACATGGACATGTCAATTCGCTCTGTTGAAATTAATTACGACGGAACGCCTAGAAACAGGTGGTGGGAGATTGTATCCACAACAATTAGAGACCTTAATGGCGAGTGGAACGCAGGCGATACATTTGACAAGTTTGCGCGAAATGCAAACGGGATTCAGTTTTCTTTTAGGTATGAGATTGTTTACGGCTCAACCTATCAAGAGTTTGACACTCCTAGGTTTGCCACCAGATTGTTCCAGCGTTACAGCGGAGTGGCTGAAGTTTCGCATTATGGGGATTTAATCAGCCGCAGTTGTGACAATGGCCCTGAACATGAACTTATTTACGTCAACGAAACGCTCAGCGAAGAAGACCCCGTTGATTACAAGGGCTGCGCTATGGCTGGATTGAAGTTGAAGTCAAGCGATAACTTTACGCAACTTGACCAACTTCGCTGTTACTTAAGGAATGGCGTTGAGGTGGAGCGGTTACTAGATGGCGACGTTGCTGCCAGTAATCTACTAACAGATTTGATGTGGTATTTGACCACAAACAAAGACACCGGAACAGGCTCAATCGTCAATACTGGCTTGATCGACCGAGAGGCTTTACTTGTTACGGCGAAATACTTACGAGCCAATCAGTTGTTTTGGGATGACGTGATTGCTGAGCCCGTCAACCTTCGCAGTTGGCTTGCTGCCCAGGCCCCTAGCGTTTTGTGCTTTACAAGCATGAAGAACGGCAGAATGTCACTTGAACCTGCACTTCCCTACCGCAGCGCCGATGGAGTTATTGATCCATCTCAGCCGGTAACAATTTCAGGAATGTTTACCGAAGGCAACATCATTGAAGACAGCCTGGAGATTAATTGGCTAGAGCTAGAAGAAAGGAAGCTGTTCCAAGCTTCAATTCTTTACACTCGATCTAGGCTTAATCAGTTTCCAGAGCAAAGAACTTTTGTTGCTCGTTACACAGACGTTCCAAACAGTTCTGAGCTGCCTGTTGAGGAGTTTGATTTTTCTCATATTCACAGCACCGAGCACGCCAAGAAAGTTGCTCGTTATTTCCTTGCACTTCGTCGTTACCAGACTCACACGATTACGTTTCAAACCTTGCCTTGGGGTTTAAGCCTTGAGCCGGGCAAGCTTATTCGAGTTGCTAGCGAAATGAGCCCTTATCGCCCTGAGAACAATGGGGTCATTAACGATGATGGCGGCGTGATTTCTGTGATTCCATTAGCTGATGGGAACTACCCCGTGTTTTTCTGGAACCGTCAAAACGCTGTTATCCAGGAGGGCACGTTAGAGATCAAGAACGGTAAGGCTACTGAGCTGTTTGGAACGGTGTTTTCTGTAAGGGGAGGCTCTAGCGAGGATTCGCAGATCTATCAAATCGAGGCTCTTGACGTGAACGAAGATGGAATCGTCACGATTAAGGCCAGCAATTACGCAGTAGACTCATCAGGTAGAAGCTTGCTGGCGGTTGACACGCTGGGCGAGAACAACAACTTTGAATTTATCGGGGGCGATGTGGACTGATGGCATTTCCTACTATTGCGCCGACATCAAGATCTTTTGATTATGGCGACTGGCCTGTAAAGAAATTCAAGTCTCAAAGCGGATCAGAGGTCAGGATTCTCTATGGAGATAAGAGGGTCAACCATACGCTTTCGCTTAATTACGAAAACATCACTGACACTCAGGCCGAACAGTTCGCGCAGCACTATTACGACCAGAAAGGCACTTACCAGACTTTTGACTTTGGCACTGCCATTTCAACAATTGGCCAAGGCTGGGAAGGCTCTTCAAACTTTTTCAATGCTGGAACGGCAGTTCAATGGCGATACGCAGAACCTGTCTCGATCACTCAAGTTCGACCGGGCATCAGTAGCGTTACAGTGAGCTTTATTGCTGTTGGAGTGAGCTGATGGCCAAGGTTTACACCGGCAGAGATGGCGCTTTACAGATAGCTGGCACGACTGTGGCCAAGGTCGTCAGCTTCTCGTTCCAAAGTGACTTGGAAACGCTAGAGACCACTACGTTGAGCGACAATATCCGCAGCTATGCCCCTGGCGTTGTCGGCTATTCAGGAAGCGCGTCTTTGCTCTATTACAAAGAGGACTCAGGCTCAATCAACACGACTGACCTCCTCAGCAAGCTGGTCAAAACCGGAACAGCTGGCGTTAGCTCTACAGACACGGTTGAGCTTACGTTTCGATGGATCGATGGAACGGACAACAATGACATCAAGATGACCGCATACGTCACAAGTGCAAGCATGGGCGCTGCAACAGCTGAACTTGTCCGAGCAGAGATTTCTTTTGTTGGTACGGGCGCGTTGTCAACCGCGACAATCTGATGACCGTCTATTTAGGGACATTTGGGGAAGTTGAACTGCAAAGGCAGTTTGATGGTGGTGAGTTGTCTTCTGTTATTAATACAAGTGACGTGAACGTTTCTAAGAAACGTTTTAGCTTTGATTTTGAGCATGGCCA